GTCTTGTTAAGAATATTTTTTCCTTCTGCTACTAAACGTACTTTAGTATTAACTAATTCACGTTTATCGTTGTGGAACTCAGCTAGTTCACGGCTAAGTTGTTTAACAACGAATTTCTTAGTTTCCTGTAGATTTTCGTTAACTTTTGCCCTATCTGCTCTGAGTTCTTTAACTTCGGTCGCTAAACGAGATGCAATGAATCTTTCAAGGAGTTTAGCATGTTCAGAAATTGCTTTCTTGTATGCTACCCTTTCTGCGATAAGTTGTTCACGGTCTGTTTTAAACTCTGTCATTTCAGCTTTAATTGTTGTATTAAGCATGTTATCCATAGCTTCAACTATTACTGATTTGTCATGTTCGAACTTCTGTGCGAACTCCTCACGCAACTCGGCTGTAATCTCCTCTCTTGCTTCATTCAATTTTGCTTCTAAAGCCTCTTTAATTTGAGCGCCTGCCTCTTCGGAAAGTGCTCCTGACTCTAAAAGATTAGCAAGGATTTCGTTTGCCATTGTTGCTTCTCCTGTTTATAGTTTAAGTTCATTAATGAACTTAACGATTTGTTCTGACAAGTATTTTTGAGCGACCTTGTCTGTTTGTACATTTTGTGCAAGTTGCCAAGTTTGGTAACCTCCACGCATGTTCATTAAACCTTCGTAGATTGCCTTCGGATATGCCTCCGGAGCACTTGGTTGTGCTACGATGTCCACTGTGACAATCTCAAAATTGCTAACATTCCCACTGTTGCCAACTTCACCAGAACCACGAGATGAGACACCTAGCGTGGCGCCTGATTCGATTAGTGTTCTGATAATGTTACCCATGGGTGTAGGAACAATTTTAAGTTTACCATATCCGTTCGGTCCATCCATCCACATACTTTCAATAATATGCGAAACACGGTCAACATTGACTGTTAACTCCGGCGGATGGTCACATTCACCTAAAACCGGGAATCCGTCACTGATTTTAGCTTGAACTGATTCAACAGCCCTAGTAATTTCAGATACAGGGTAAACCCTTGAGTTAGCATTTTTTACGTTACCTTGAACGAAAATGCCTTCCATGAACATGTTTTTTCCACCGTCATCACCTTCAACGATACGTGATTTCACATTCGCTTGTTTGTGGGATAGTCTTTCAATAAGAACGGTCATTGGTTTTCTCCAAAGTTTTATTAGCTACTAACTGACTTAGTGTTAGCGCCGCCATCACCTTCAGAAGCCGATTTTGGGCTCATTGCAGGTGCTTTACTGTTTCCAGAAACGTTAACGTTCTTGGTTGACATATCTTTTGGTGCATCACCTTTTCCGCCTGCGGTGTTACCATCGCTTTGGCCTACTGGTTTTGCATTTGAGTCGTCACCAGGACGCTTTGCATTTGCATTAACTGGTGATGCCGCTTTATCGCCGTCATCGCCTGTTGAAGCTGATGCTGGAGTTACATATTCTTCCAACTTTTCATCTTCGTCTGCTTCTGCTTCGTCTTCTGATTCGTCTAAATCAAGTTCTAGTTCATCTGATTCATCCGCTGATACTTCTTCAACAGCTTCAATTTCAGTTGCTTCTTCCATGTCGTCTTCCGCATCCATTTCTTCTTCGTCTGCTTCGTCTTCCATGTCATCGCCTTCACCTGACATAATTTTTTCGAATTCCGCTTCAAGATCCGCTAGATTTGACTCTAGGTCGTCTACACGTGCTTCCATATCTTCTGCTGGAGCTTCCGCTTCTGCATCACCCATTTCTAGGTCTGCAACAGCTTCGTCTTCATCAGATTCGTCTGCATCATAGAATTCTTCGTTTTCGATTTCAGCAGTATCGTCTTCGATAGCTTGGCTATCTTCGATTGATGCTACTTCTTGTACTTCTTCTTTGTCCTCAACTTGGTCAGTTTCGGCCTCAGATTCGTCTATATCCTCGAGGTCTTCTTCTACAACTTCGTCACTATCGTTAAGAAGTTCTTCGTGGATCCTACGAGCCTCTGCTACTATAAAGTCATGTAGCATGTTTTCTGCGGCGTCTTTTTCCTCGTTGATTAGAAGTTCTAGTACTTGTTCTAATGTACTTCTGTCTGACATAATATGTCTCCTTATCTTCTATAATCGCCACGTTTGCAAAGTCGCTTGATGTGGCAAGGTTGTAGAAACA